TCAAGGAGGACAAGTGATGCAGAAACTCAATTTCCTTCAACTCATTAAAGAGCAGAAGCAAAAAGAAGAGAAGCGTCATAAAGCAGTTCTCTGCATGGCAGGGCACTGCCAGGTAGGTAAAAAGTGATTGGTTTAATCAGTGGAATCGTTTTAGGTTCGACTGCATTTATGCTTCTGATTTATGCCGAAGTACTATTGCTGAGTAAGTAATGCAAAATTACACATATCATTATGATGATATGGATAAAGATAACAGACCACCTGCCTGTTATCAGTTAACTTATAGAGGTTGCAACTATTGGTCATGTTACCTAGTCCATCTGGACGAATGGTTTGAAAAAATTCTAAGATTTGAGGGGGATTGACACCCCCTCTTTTTTTGTGTAAAATGAGTTGAGAGAATAGTATCTTATGGACAAAGACAAATTAAAACTCATCGTCCGTAATCTTGAACTGTTGGTTGATTCTCTCAAAGCAGAAATATACTCTGATACTCAAAGTTACTTAGAGTTTAAAGACCAGACACTTCATGATTATGATGAAATCTTTGATGACGATGATGGATACCCAGACTAATGGTTAGTAGATCTAAAAGACTTATCAAGTTGCTTGAGCGTTTAATCAAGCAAGATCATCTCTACACTGAAGAAAAGATCATAGAGATGAAAGCACAACTCAAGGAGTTGAAAGAGCAACTCGCAGAAATCGAAAAGAAAACATCAAAAGGATTTGGTAAATGAGCGTAAAACTGGTTAGTGTAACCCCTGATGCAGAACAGACAATGGCATATGTTGCCCGTGTCTCAAACCCAAACAATCAGGAAAACCCCAACTATGCCAAGTTGTTGGGTTATTGTATCAAGCACAACCACTGGTCTGTGTTTGAACAGAGTTTCATGACTCTGGAAATCGAAACCACCCGTGGTCTGGCGGCTCAGATCTTGCGTCACCGTAGTTTCACATATCAAGAGTTTTCCCAACGCTATGCTGATTCTTCCCTACTCGCAGAGACGATCCCAGTCCCCGAACTTCGCCGTCAAGACACCAAGAATCGCCAGAATTCTATTGACGACCTGGATCCTGAGTTTGTAGCATTATCTAACAAGCAGATTGAAACTTACTTTGCTCAAGGTATGAGTCTGTATCAGCATCTGCTTGATAATGGTGTGGCAAAGGAATGTGCTCGCTTTGTGCTTCCTCTGGCAACTCCTACTCGTCTTTATATGAGTGGTTCCTGCCGTTCTTGGATCCACTACATTCAACTGCGCTCTGCTAATGGCACCCAGAAGGAGCACATGGAGATCGCAGAAGCATGTAAGAAGATCTTCTCAGAGCAGTTCCCTACAGTTGCAGAAGCACTGGAGTGGGTCTAAATAAATCATCTTGAATTTGTAACTATGGCGACTTATCCTGTTATTCACAAAGAGACTGGTGAACAAAAAGAAGTGGTAATGAGTGTTCACGACTGGTCTCAATGGTGTAAAGACAATCCCGATTGGCAACGGGATTGGTCGGATCCATCAACCTGTCCACAACCTGGGGAAGTTGGAGAGTGGCGAGACAAACTCATCGCTAAAAATCCTGGTTGGAATGATGTCCTAGGTAAAGCAGCAAAAGCACCTCGTTCTAGAGTAAAGAAAATCTAATGGCAAGAAGAAAAAGATCATCTGCAGAGCAACCTATCGGGGTTGGACTCACGGCAAAGCAGATGAAGAGGAAGAAACCTCTCAATGCTGATTATTTGGTCGATATTGAACCACTCACAGAAAATCAAAAAACTCTGTTTGAGTCATATAGAGATGGTAAGCACATTGTTGCTTATGGTTGTGCTGGTACTGGTAAGACCTTTATTACGCTCTACAACGCACTTCAAGATGTGTTGGATGAAACTACACCTTATGAGCGTATCTACCTTGTACGCTCGCTTGTAGCAACCAGAGAGATTGGTTTCCTCCCTGGATCCCATGAAGATAAGGCAGACATCTACCAAATTCCATATAAGAATATGGTGAAGTATATGTTCCAGATGCCTAGTGATGCTGACTTTGAGATGCTCTATGGTAATCTCAAGTCTCAAGAAACTATCAAGTTCTGGTCTACTTCGTTCCTTCGTGGTACTACCTTAGATAACGCTATTGTTATCGTTGATGAATATCAAAACTTGAATTTTCATGAATTAGATAGTATAATTACTCGTGTTGGTGAAAATACCAAAATTTGCTTCTGCGGTGATGCTGTTCAGTCTGATTTGCAGAAGTCAAACGAGCGTAATGGTATTCATGATTTTATGAATATTCTGCGTAAAATGCCATCCTTTGATCTAATTGAATTTGGTGTAGATGACATTGTACGTTCTGGACTCGTTAAAGAATACATTATTGCAAAAATGGAAGCAGGTTTTTAATGTTCAATCATGTTGATATTGATCTCCCTCAACTTGAGAGGGAGACTATTGATGGGGTAAGGTACTATAAAGTTCCTGATGATGAAGAACTTCTCCGACTGGTCTCGATTACTTCGGTGACCAGTCATTTTAATAAGGAGATCTTCATTAACTGGAGAAAAAAAGTTGGTGAAGAAGAAGCAGAACGTATCACGAAAAAAGCAACAAGTCGTGGTACAGATATGCATACCTTGGTAGAACACCACCTCAAGAATGAGGAACTACCAAAGGTTCAACCAATGTCAGATTTCTTATTCAAGATCGCAAAAACAGATCTAAAACGTATAAATAATATTTACGCTTTAGAAGGGTCCCTATATAGTAAGCAACTAGGCATTGCTGGGACCGTTGACTGTATTGCCGAATACGACGGCGAGTTAGCGATAATCGATTTTAAAACTTCTAAAAAACCCAAACCACGAGAGTGGATCGAACACTACTTTGTACAATGTATGGCATACGGTTGTATGTTGTATGAACTGACTGGTATTTCAGTCAAAAAACTTGTAATTATCATGGCATGTGAAAATGGAGAATGCGTCGTCTATGAAGAACGAGACAAATCAAAGTACATCAAACTTCTCACCGAATACGTTAGAAAGTTTGTTAGAGATAAACTGGAACTCTATGGAACCAAATAAGGAACTAGAACAAGCGATAGAAAGTAAATTTTTGACACCTTCTAAATTTGCACTAGAAATCGAAAAAATCGTAGCAGAAGAAAACCTTAATTATATTGACGCAATTGTCCACTATTGCGAGATCAATAATCTTGAGGTAGAATCTGTTACGAAACTCGTTTCAAAACCTTTGAAAGAAAGGTTGAAGTGGGACGCTACCCGTCTTAACTTCATGAAGCGAACCTCAAGAGCAAAACTTCCTCTATGATTTCTCGTGATGAATTAATGCATCATCGCCTACAGGCATGGTTGCGTGAAAATAAATGTGACGACTTGGAGTATCTTGGGTTTTACGAGGATACTCTTGGTGTACATAAGCATTGGTATCGTATTGCCGAGCATGAAGTTACCGTTGATTGTATTGAAGATCTTGAATTAGTCGATGCTGAAAGTGAGCCCCTTTGAAACCTACCAACATTATCTTTCACTAAAAAATCATTTTACTAATCCAAAATATGATTTTTTCAAGTACGGTGCTAAGACCCGTGCAAGTGTAACCTCTTTTAATAAGAGGAAGGATAAGTATTGGTTTGAAAAAACTTCGCGTAAATATAGTGATAAGGAAGTCGTAGATTTTCTTGTATCCAATTTCACTGCCACCGATAACCCACAGAACCTATGGATTGGAGAAATTATCAATTCTGGCGAAAGAAACTACGCCGAGTGGATGAAACGACAGCAGAGTTTGACCTACTTGTTCAAAGAGCAAAGCAACGAATTGTTCTCGGAGAACGAATTAGAGAGTGTTTTCGACTGTTCGAAAGGACATCCACCCGTTCTAAAAAAGTTCCTGAGCGGGACAATTTCACTAGAGACCCTAGTGATTTACAATAAAATATTCCTGTTTGGGAATAAGTTTGACAAGCAACTTTTGGACCCAGTGTGGGAAACCGTAAGTTTAAAATTAAAGAAGTATACTCCATTCCTAAATATTGATGTGTTCAACTACAAGAAAATTTTGCGGTCTATAATCGATGAGTGAATTTTTTGAGTCTGATATTATTCAGGATGAACTAAAAGAAATCAATAAACTCCAAGAACAAATCTATGGAAGTATATTGACTTTTGGTTCAATGTCTAATGAGACTAAGTTAGAACACATTGAGAAACTCCAAAGCTTGCTAGAAAAGCAGAGAGTGATGTATACTAGGTTATCCCTTTCAGACGACCCAATGGCGGTTGAGATGAAAGAGAACCTACGCAAATCAGTTGCGCTGATGGGTTTCCCACCAGAGACTGATATGTCAGTTTTATTCAATAGTATGAACCAGACAATCGAATCCCTCAAGCAATATCTTGACGACTGAGGGCATCCTTGCTATACTATCCGAGTAAATCCCCCGAATCCAAATCAATCCGAGGTAATCCAAATGTCTTTCGCAGACCTTAAAAAGCAATCTAAGCTTGGCTCCCTGACCGCGAAACTGGTCAAGGAAGTCGAAAAGATGAATAACAATAGCGGTTCCAGCGGCGATGATCGCTTGTGGAAACTGGAATGTGATAAGAGCGGCAACGGTTATGCCGTGATCCGTTTCCTCCCCGCTCCTAATGGTGAGGACCTTCCTTTTGTGAAACTCTACAGTCACGCCTTCCAAGGTCCTGGTGGTTGGTATATTGAGAACTCCCTGACTACTCTTGGTCAGAAGGATCCTGTTTCTGAGTACAACACGATGCTGTGGAACAACGGCACCGATGCTGGTAAAGAGCAGGCACGTAAGCAGAAGCGTAAACTGACCTACATGGCAAACATCTATGTGGTCAAGGATCCCGCCAATCCTTCCAATGAAGGTCGTGTGTTCCTGTTCAAGTTCGGTAAGAAGATCTTCGACAAACTCACTGCTGCTATGCAACCTGAGTTTGAGGACGAGGAAGCAATCGATCCGTTCGATTTCTGGCAAGGTGCTAACTTCAAACTGAAGGCAAAGAACGTTGCTGGTTATCGTAACTACGACTCCAGCGAGTTTGCTCGCCCCGATGCTCTCCTGGACGATGATGATGCCATGGAAGCAGTGTGGAAGAAGCAGTATTCTCTTGCTGAACTTGTTGCTGCTGATCAGTTCAAGTCCTATGATGATCTGAAGAAGCGCCTGGACTATGTGCTGGGTAACAAGGGCACTCCCCGCTATCAGGATCCTGAAGAGTTTGATGAGGAAGAAACCACCCGTGGTTCTACCCGTGAACTCACTGAAGATCTCCGTGATGAACTGAACACTCTTCAACCCACTCGCACCGTTTCCTCTTCCTCTGATGAAGATGAGGATGATGATGCTCTCTCGTACTTCGCACGTCTTGCCGACGAGTGAACTACAACCAAATCTGCCTCACACTTTTAGTTGTGGCAGCATACATTAACTTACTGTTCAAGTGAAATCTAATTACCACATCGATCGAGTAAGTAAATCCGAAGCCGCAGAGTTACTTCTGCGGTTTCATTATCTTAAGGACTTTTCGAAGTCCTTTAAGTCTGGATACAACTACGGTCTGTATGAGAGCAATGATTTCAGTCCACTGAATATCGGTGGTATCAAGGGAGTCTGTATTTTTACTGGACTCCCTGTTCCCGAAGTCGCACAAGGAGCATTTGGATTAGAACGTAATGAACAACAAGGACTCTTCGAACTCTCAAGACTTTGCATCCACCCTGATACGCAGTCATGCGAATATAACATCACTTCTTGGTTTGTGTCACGAGCGATTAGACAACTTCGGAAAGATACTGAAGTTAAAGCAATCATTTCTTATGCTGATTCAGATTACCATTCTGGTACAATTTATCGTGCTTGTAACTTTAAATATGCAGGTCTCACAGACCCTAAAAAAGATTTCTACTATGCCGATGGCACCAAGCATTCAAGAGGTAAAATAAAAGGTGCCGAGGGAGAATGGAAAGAACGCTCCCGCAAGCACCGATACGTTATGATGTTTGATAAGAAACTAGAACTCTTATGGAAGAGTGATGTTTAAATTCTCAGTTTGAATGTATTTTTCATTGATATACTGAGAAGACTCATCATAAATCATAATCTGTCTCATATCATTCAAGAACTGCTGGAGATAACTTGGTTTTAAAAGATAGATACTTCTCTTCTTATCATTTTTACGAACTTCGTATTCGTAGTTGCTAATACCAACAACGGGATTTAAAGTTAATAATGGATTGGTAGGATTTGTAATTGTGAAGTTGCCATCAACTACCTTACCTGCTGGAAGAATTAAACGATCATTAGAGTCTTTAACTTGCGTTGTTTCATAAAAACGAGTTGTGTTTAAATCACTATAACCATACTTATTCAGGGAATAATTATAAAGGTCTCTATCATTTAGAGGCCATTCATCTCTCACATTAATAATCCCTGCAGTCATTAAAACAACCCAATCTAATTCTGCAGAACCATAAAGTTCTTCTGCCACTAATTCAGGTCTTGATCCATCTGGTATTTGATACTTATCAAAAAGTGTAAAAACATTTTGAAGATCATCTCTCAACTTTACTCTACGGAAGAGGTTTTTTACTTCAGTGTAGTTGAGAGATGAATTCTTGTCTGAGAGATATGATGGATAAAGTATATTTGGAAGTTCTCTAAAATATCCCATTTTAGTATCCTACTCCTCCGTGTAAATCTTCATCATAACCATCAGCACCTTGTTCTCTATAATCACCAGCATAAATTGGCTCTAGTTCTTTGAACGATAAATCCATAACCATAGAAATTGGAGTAGCGTTAGCATCTCCGTAGGTTGCATAAGTTCCATCACCAGTATAGTTTACAGACATGTCTGTAAGAGCACACTGCTTAAATTTATTTAAGAAAGGATGTGGTTGGTCTCCCCTCATATATCTTAGTTGATATACTCTGGGAGTTGATAAGTATAGATTCTTTATGTTACTAGATTCTTTATTACTAAATCCTGTAGTACCAAAATTTGGGTGCATGTTCTTTTTAAAAGATCTTATAATGTTTTTAACATCTTTTGCTTCAGGTTCATTTCTTGGAGTAAACTTGAAAGAGAATTTAAAAGTTCTTAGTGTTACTCCATCAAATAGTAATTCTAAATTTGGATTTAAGATATTTCCGGTTGTTCTTGCTAATAATTGGGAAGCAGTTAAGTTTCCACCGAAAGGAATATTTGCTGCTTGTGCTGCCAAAGATCGTAGAAAATATTCCTTTGTTCCTGGATCTAAACCTAAAGTTGTGGAGTTTTTTAATAAATCGGATATGACTTCAGAGATATTTTTAGTGTCATTTTGTACTGCGGAATTAACTATTCCTAAAACAGAAGCAGTTAATCCATCCAAATTGCCTTCAGTATACTTGACAGAATTCGAGTCTTGAATATTTGATGGTATAGGTAATATTATTGTATCTCCACCAGTTTTTGTACTCCTATTTTTTCTATCTATTTGGTTTACGCTAGCTATTCCTCCAACCCCGACATTGGTTTGTACACTTTTACTGGGATCGTCTGGATCTGGAGTGGTTACTTTTTGACTACTACCTCGTGTGAATTTAACTCCACTAGCAACATAAGCGAATTCCTGAATATGAAGAAAATCGTCTTGCTTGTTTAGTTCTGCCCTAGGATATCTTAATATTTGTCGTGCCATTTTTGGCTATTTTTTTAACTATTTAGACGCTGTTTCATAAAAGGCAGTTCTCTAGCATCAGCAAGTTCTTCGGGATAGATTTCATACAACTGCCCTGGGATTTCATTCCAAGTATATTGGCGCATTTCACCCCAATGATAATTAAGACCACGAAATCCCCATTCGAATACATCAGTGACGGCAACTAAGGGATTTTGGTCATATATTATGTTAGGAGTCTTGGGATTATAAACAAAGGCATAATACTTTCCAGCACTTGGTGCTCTGCCACTCTCGGGTATGGTACTCATAAGTTCCATCATCACATCATCAGGATCTTCCATACCAACAATATTATCCATTACAGAACGAATTCGATTAACTTCGTTCTCTGTTGGATATTTTTCTTTTCTCTGTTTAAGAGTTTTTCTCGGCATTACTTAATACCTAGTTCGTCTTCTGTGATGATTTTGAACTCCCATAATCTATCTTTACAAAATTCTCGTGCTGCTTTCCACTTTGCCTGGTTCTTGGCATACTCGTAGACTTCGTAAATATATCCTTTCGTTTTCTTCTTTTGAACTTTTGGTTCGACTGTTTGCTTCTTGGGTTTGATCTCGATGATATATTTTTTGATTTGACCACTCGTTTCTCGTACTTTAATATAGAAGTCGGGAAAGTACCTGTGAATTCTATTATCGATTGGGGAACGATAGGGAAGGGCAATTTCTTCACTACCCCACTCTAGAATGTTTTGACTTTTATCACAGTAGACCATAAACTTTCGCTCCCAAAGAGAACGATAGATTATGTTTGTTGGGTCACCTTTGTATTTTTGTGGGTATGATGGTTGAAATTTTCCCTTATATGACATCTAAATACTTAATAATGTAGAGATCGTATAAGGTATTTAGAGTGTCAACTCCAATCTCCAGAGCTATAAACATGTCTAGGATGAAAACCGTCCTAGGAAATTTGGCACTGACAAATAATTATTATGTTAATTTAAATGCTCCTCAAAAAGTAGTAGATCATTTTAAAAATAATTATCCCAAAGAACCCTTCATGGGAACGGCAGTAGCAAATTTTGCTCAAAGTCAATTGGGTTTTTACTGCAGTGAAGCAACACTTCCAGTATCTTCATATGCAACTGCTGAAGTTAAAGATAATTTTCATGGAGTAACTCAAGAATTTGCCCACACACGTCTTTATACAGACCTTGACTTTACTTTTTATGTTGATGGTGATTACAGAATATTGAGATTTTTTGAAGGTTGGATGGACTATATTTCTGGGGGAGGAGAGGTCTCTCAAGATCAGGGGAATGTTAGACATTATTATAGGAGATTTGCTTTTCCAGATGATTATAAGGTCGCTAGTGGATTTAGTATTTCCAAATTTGAAAGAAATATAGATTCGGAATTAATTTTTGATTTCATAAATGTCTTTCCAAAAGGATTAACCTCTATTCCAGTATCTTATGGTCCAGCAGATTTATTGAAAGTAACAGTAACTTTTAATTATGATCGCTATATTGTAACAAGAAATACTATTTCTTCTTCAGGTGGACCAGGTGGACCACAAGTACCGGAACCGGAACCAAGAAGAGATAAACCACCAGTAGAATTCCCAATCAATCCAGTAACAGGTGAACCTGTAGAGAGAAGCACCACTGGATTCTTGTCTGATGAAGAGTGGATACAAGCGTATACTAAAGAACAAAGATCTAAGAGAGTAAATGGTGTTCCTGGCGTTAAAGGACCTAGAGAGCGATAATAAATAATCACAACTGAAGTTCTATAGGTTATTATGCCTTTACCAAAAATTAATACCCCAACATATGAGTTGGAATTACCTTCTACTGGAAAGACAATTAAGTATCGCCCCTTTCTAGTAAGAGAAGAAAAAATCCTCATTATGGCTCTTGAATCTGAGGATATGAAGCAGATCACTCAGGCAATTGTTCAGATTCTAACTGATTGCATTATGACAAGAGGTGTCAAAGTTGCAGATTTGTCTACCTTTGATATTGAGTACATCTTCTTAAACGTTCGTGCAAAATCTGTTGGTGAAACTGTAGAAGTTAATGTTACTTGCCCAGATGATGGAGAAACAACCGTTCAGGTTGAAATTCCAATTGATAATATCAAGGTACAAAAAGATAAGAATCACAAAAATACAATCAAATTAGACGAAAATCTTTCTATGAAACTAAAGTATCCTTCACTGGATCAGTTTGTAGAAAATAACTTTGAGATCAACGAGTCTGTAAATGAAGTAAGCAGATCTCTTAATATGATTGCATCGTGTATTGATATTGTTTATGATGAAGAAGAGAGTTGGAGTGCATCTGACTGTACTAAAAAAGAACTTGAGGAATTTATTGAGCAACTGAATACAAAACAGTTCAAAGAGATTGAAACTTTCTTTTCAACTATGCCTAAATTAACTCATACAATAAAAGTAACAAATCCCAACACGAAAGTGAAGAGTGATGTTGTTCTGGAGGGACTCGCAAGTTTTTTCAGTTGAGTATGGCTCATACCAATCTTGAGTCATACTATAAAATTAATTTTGCCTTGATGCAGCACCATAAATATTCATTGACTGAGCTAGAAAACATGATTCCGTGGGAGAGGGAAGTATACCTTGCTTTACTCGAACAGCATATTGAAGAGGAAAATCTAAAGGCACAACAACAGCGTGGACATTAATCAGGTTTACAAAGCACCATCAGTACCGAAGTTAAGTAAGAAGAATATATCTTCTTCGGTGCTGCGTGGTGCTGCGACTCCAAAATTAAAAACAACCAAATTTAGTTTTGTAAAATCTAAACTCAGTACCGAAACTCTTAAAACAGATACTTCGGCATTAAAAGTATCTGAAACTCTAGTAGAAACGAATAGAATTTTAGTAGAAATACAAAATCAACTTTCTCTTGATTTTGCGATGAGAATCGCTGAGGAGAAAGAAGAACTAAAGAAAATAAAAGCAGCAGAATCAAAAAGAAAATTTACAGGAAGAGAAGCAGCTGTAGAATCGACTACCAAAAAAATTGGTAGTGCTTTGGGTGGAGCAGTTCAAAGACTTACATCACCTGTAAAAAGTGTTTTTGATAGAATAAAAGAATTTTTTAGTTTGATATTAATAGGTATTGTCTATAATAAGGCATTCAATTGGTTACAAGACGAGAATAATAAAAATTTACTCTTCACTATATTTGATTGGATAGGAAATTCATTCGTTCCTGTATTAATTGGTATTGTTACATATAAGCTTATAAAATGGGGATATAGACTTTTCAAAATAGGAAAATGGTTCTGGAGACTTCCTGGTAGACTGAGAAGTGTACTTGGATTTGGTCCTCGACTGCCTGGTCCTAGCGGACCTCCTGTTGGACCAAAACCTCCTGGACCAGGTCAACCAAGTCCTAGTTTAACTAAACCTAAGGGATCTGGTCCTGTTCCAAGACCACGACCACCAGCACCAATAGTAAGTCCTTCGGGTCAACCACTAGGTAGTCCTTTATCGCCATATAAAGGTGCTGGATCAGCGCCAGCAATAGCACCAGGAATTCCTAAACCAGGGGCTGGTGTTAAACCTCAACCAAAACCAGCAGCACCAAAAGGAAGAATTCCTTTTCCTGGATGGTTGGGACGTCTTTTGAGAGTTGTTGGTATTGCGTTTTTAATCGCAGAGTTGAAAGAAGATTGGGCTAGAGGTGATTATAAAGCAGTTGCGGTAAAATTAACTGCTTATGGATTGGGTTGGGCAGTAACTGCACTAACTGCTTCGATAGGAACTTTATTTGGAATTGGAACAGCTCCAACAGGTGTTGGTTTAGCTGCTGGAGTTGGTTTAGCAGCATCTTCCATGGCACTTGGATATGGAACAGATGTTGGTATTAGAAAACTGTTTGGATATAAAGATGGTGGAACGATCCGTGCTTCCAATGGAATGACAGTTCCTGGAAGGGGATCTGGATCTGTCGATAGTGTGAGAGCAATGCTTGCTCCTGGGGAGGAAGTTATTAAAACAACTTCTGCCATGTTGTTTAGACCTCTTTTGAAAGATATTAACGATAATGCTGGTAGATTATGGGCAGTTTTTTCAATGGCGATTAAAAAATTACTTTCTATTACAAAAAATAATAAAGAAGTAACAGAAGAACTGAGAAGATCTGTCGATACACTCAATCGCGCTTTTAAAGAAGATATCGCCAAAAAGAAATTTGGAAGTGGTGCATCTGTTGGCGGTGGTGGATATGGTTCTACTAAAGCAACACCAAGTTCAGTTAATGTAATACCAAAGAACACTAGAATGGTTCAACAAGCACCTGCAGGAAGAAGATCATCTCTTCCAATGGGTCCTATAGTTCTTCCAACACAAAGAGGTAATACTCCAAAAGTACCCCACATTGCTGGCCCAGAGACAAAAGTGCAATATGTTTCCCCATTCAATGATTTGAATCCATGGATGGAGATTTCTTCTGAAATTTATGGTATTATGTGTTATACGGTGTAAGATATGGAAACACAAGTATCTAATTTAAAGTTAAATGTAACTAATATCAAGAGTTATCTGATCAACTCAAATAAAGAGTTGAAAAGACTTAAATCACAAAGAAAAGATCTTACTATTAGACTTGCAAAAAAACAGGAAGTTAGATCGGCAGAGAAAAGAATAGAAACAAAAAATTTGGGAATAGGTAGTGGATTTTCTAAAATAGCAAATACTCTAACTGCTCCTGCGAGAAGTATCTTTGATAAGATGTTTGATTTTCTCGGTTTAGTTGCTCTTGGAATTTTAGTCAATAAACTGCCACAGATTATTAAAAAAGTAGAGGAATTTTTTAATAGTAATTTTATAAAAGGTTTTAAAGCAATAATAGGTGCTTTGGGATATGGATTTGAACAACTTGAGAACTTAGTAAAAATTATTTCTCCATCAGTACAAAGAGATGTAGATAATAAACTAAAGAAATTTGGTAATGATATTGATGCTGATATGTCTTCAATGTCTCAGGCAGAATCGGACATTGCAGCATTGGATGCAGAACTAGCAAGAAGAGAATCTGAGAAACAGGATAAAGGAAAGAACCAGTGGTGGGACTTTATGGATTTGTTTCCCAATCCAAAACCAACAAGCACAAATACAGAACCAGTTTCACCAGCACCTAAACCAAAAGGATATTCTAGAGGAGGAACAGTTACATCAGAAGGAAAGACCCCAGGTACTCCAAGAGCAAGTGGATCACTAAAATCTGCCCAGAGAGGAATGGGGAGTGGATTTTTAGATTTTTCCCTTGCTGTTAATAGTATTGAAGAAACAACTGCACTTCAATCAAAAAGCGTAGAATCTATCAAAGATCTTTCAAAAACTTTTAGTACTTGGAGTGGTATTAAGAAAGGGGATCCAAAAGATTCAAAATTAGCAGACCCTTCATTTATTGAAAAAGCAAAATCTGCTGCTCAAAATTTCCTTGGTCTACTAACTACCCCATCTGGTCCAAACTCACAATATATTGATGCTTCTGGAGAACCTGGCGCTGATTTTGGTGCAGGTTTGATTGGTCCTAATAATAGAGCATTTTTTGCTGGAGAAGTCGTAGAAATAGGTCATCAATATAATCCAAATAAAACGGGTGGTGATGGAAGAATGGGTTCTGGTTATGGAAATTACGTTGTAGTTAGAAGTAAAGATACCAACGGTAAAGATTATGATGCACTTTATGCTCACTTTCCAGATGGAGAAATAAAAGTAAAGCGGGGGGATAAAGTTACTGTTGGACAAAATTTGGGAAGAATGGCAACCGCTGCAGAATTTGAGAATCCCCAAACAAGAGTAAGAGTTGGTAGTGGAACAGGAGCCCATACTAGTATTGATTTTCTACAACCAGGATCAAACAGAAGGTATCCCGGATGGAGAAGTTTGGTCAATAGAATTGATTTATCTTTTGGTGGCAATAAAACAAACTTGTCTCAAGCGAAAGTAAAGGGGGGAGGTAGTTTAAGGGGATTAAATAGTTATGATGATCCACAACCTATCATTCTCATACAACCTGTGGAAACTGTAGTAACGGTTCCGATTCCAATCATGATGCAAGCACCATCAAAACCTACAGTAAGAAGAAAAAAACAATCAGCAATATGGAGGAGATCTTAAAATAAATGGCAAACGCATCTTCCGCATCAACCTATGAAATTTTTCAGATTGAAAAAAATGGTAGGACAGTAGTTGTTACTGGTGAGGTAAATGGTGGAGCTTCAGTAACATCATTAGATTATTATGAAAGTCTTCTTTCACCAAACATCACTGCTGTTATGAGTGTATTTGATGGTGGATCTACTGTTGGTTTTGATGAAAAATATGATAATCAGGGTAGAGGTGGAACACTGAGTTCGGCACTACCTTTAACTGGAGATGTAAACGTTAGATTTAAAATAACTTCTAATTGGATTGATGATAAAACAGGACAGAGAAGAGTTTTAGATTTTTCCAATAAACCACTGAGTTTTGTTGAGAAATATAAGTTAGATCAACAATCGGGACGTGAAGGAATTTTTATGAGTCTTGTTTCTAAATCAGCAAAAGATAATCAGGAAAATGTAGTTAAAGAAAAATATTCTGGAAATATTGGTGATACTGTTAAAAAATTAGTGAAACAATATCTAAACCAGCAAGTTGCAATAACTCCAACAAAAAATTCTAAAAGTTTTAATGGATATAGTGAATCTGTTTTTGATATTATAATGTGGTTAGCATCACAATCAGCACCTGCTGATGAAACATATCCTGGATACTTTTTCTATGAAACTCAAAGAGGATTTAATTTTAAATCTATCGATGATCTTATAACCCAACCACCAGTTGAAGAGTATTTTTTCAATGAAGTAATGAAATCTGGTTTAAAAGATGATCAGAACAACTATAAAATACAGGTCAAGACTGATCTAAAATCGGAAGATCTGTTGACTATGTTGAAAAGTGGTGTTTTTCAAACAAGACAGATAACCTTGAATCTAAAGGATAGAACTTGCAAAACAGTAGTGTATAAGTTTGATGGATTGAAAAAATCCTTAGGAAAAGAAGTTGATGCACCAAAAACTGGTGGATTTGCTAGAACTCTCTTTGATATCAAATCTGTAGGAACACATGAAAAAACTCCTGCTGGTGAGGTAGATAATGATCCAGAACAATGGAAAGTGAAAGCAATAATGAGATATAATCTATTGTTTAGTCAGATTATGCATATTCAGGTTCCTTGTAATCTCAATCTCGCTGCTGGTGATACTATAGTATGTAATTTTGAAACAATCACTAAAGATAGTAAGGATCAAGGAGTTCCCGATCCTGTCCAGAGTGGAAAGTACCTAATACTTAATCTATGTCATCATTTTGATTCGAAGAGATCTATAACTTCTTTAACTTTGGTTCGTGATTCATACGGTCTATATACTAATAAAAATAAGAAATGAACAGCAATAAAGACGTTATATTTGTTGCTCAAGTTGCTCCAGGACAGAATGAGCATGTTAAAGGTGCTTCTTGGAGTGATGCTTTTGGTAGTCGCGTAAAGATAAGAATTCCGGGTAAACATCCTGAGACATCAGAAATAAAAGATGATGATCTTCCTTGGGCAATAGTTTCAAAACCAACTTCTCAGGGTCATTTTGATAGAGGATCAACTGGAATTTGGGGTGGTGAGTGGGTATTATGTGTTGCTTCTGATTATGCTGGTCAAGACCCAATTATCATTGGAAGTTTTGGTAGAGCAGCAAATATGCCAGAAATTACTGCGTCTATTAATGGAACAACACAGTATAAAGACGTAAGTACATATAATGGTGGTCTTCAACCGGGTAATCATCAATTAACAGGTGGAAGTTCTAAGAGATCGGATCCAAGAACTCTGCCGATCGGAAATGATATTAAGGAAGATGCTAAGACAGATCCAACATCTCAAACTGTTACTGAGAATGGTGTTCCCAAAGAACCTATAATTACAGTGAATGAAGATGGATCAAAAACAGTCACAATTGTTAATAGTGATGGAACTAAGGTAAATTATCCATTTAAAGCAGGAGAAGAAATTAGTCCAGGAACTCTTAAAACCTTTAACAAAATGCAGGAAACTAATTTCAACTTACAGATGAGTCAAGAAGCATTACTTCGTGATGATTATCAGTCCGCATCTTATTTTGCGGATAGAGCAGCAGGAAGGGAGACTCCTTTTTCTGCCTTTAGAGATGCTGGCACATTTGATTTTCAAGATCAACAAGTTGCTCAATATACAGCAAAAGACAAGGCAGAAGACAAGTTACTTCTTAGATCCATCCAAAGAGGTGAACTTGGTCCAGTTCCAGATGCTCAAATTCAACAAATTATCAATCGTATCAATGGCGTTGGTGTTCGTGGTGCTTGATAAATATCAGGATAAGGAGGTGAATGTATAAATGGCAGCACCAAACTACACATATGAACCATATAGTCAGAAAAGTCCTGATGGTAAAGAAATAGTCATACTTTATACAAATGGTGGTTCTCCAGTATCAATTTTAAAAGAAAATTTGCCTTCTGGGGCTCAACCAATATCTGGTTCTGTAGAAACACAAGTCTTATCTCAAGAAACAGCACCAGGAGCACCAGCATCAGGAGCAACACAACCAGTAGCAGAAGTTGCTGATCCTACAGAAATTGGTGGTGTAGATGTTAAAACTGTTAGTGATGAAGAACTTGCTGATTTACTTAAAGAAAATCAAAGGGCACTCGATTTACTTAATGATGGATTTGTACAAACTGGTTCATTAAGTGATGAACAAAATAGTGTATATGCAGCAGTTTTTGCAACTAGAAATATACTCTTGGAGGAAGCTAAGAAGAGAAATCCAAACTGTGTTAAGAAAGAAAGTGATAACTCATATACATTTGACAAGACTCCAGAATGTGAACAGTTTTTAAAGTCTGTTCTCGCCAATAATATGGCGGCACTCGCACAGAAAAAATATTCTTTACCAGATCCTTGCGGAACTTCTGAGTTAGCAAAGATTAATACCGCACTTCAGAAGTTCTTCATTACACTTAAGGGAATTAAAAAATATGGAAATTTATATCTAAATGGTGTACTCAATAAGACCAGCAATCTTATAAGTCTTGTAAGAAGTACATCCACGATTATTTCTTCAGTTCTAAAGGGTCTAGTTCAAAGATTTAGAAACTATATCCTGTACAAGATAAGGAGAGGTATTATTGATGTTATTGATAAACTTTTCCCAAATCTAGTAACGAATGTAAAAAACACTTTATTTCAAAGAATTATAGACACCATTCTTTGTAAGTTCAAAGATATTATCAAAGGACTGAAGGATCTCGTAGTTGATTTCTTGTTTGAACTGATTGGTAAGGTAGCAAATGCTCCGTTCTGTGTGGCAGAACAATTTACAAATGCTTTGGTGAATAATCTGGCATCAAGTATAGACAAGGCAATCGGTCCAGTTTTGGAAGACATTGCCGATGTTCTTGGTAACGTAACTAGGTTTGCTGGTCAGGTATTTGAAGCACTAGACTTTATTTTAGGATTTGAGGCATTCCTGTGCGCCAAACCAAATTGTCCAGAGATCAATGAATTTGCTGCTGGACCTTGGGGTGGTCCATCACCAACAAACCCAAATGCTTTTGAACGTTTCTTAGCATCACCAGATCTTGATGCTGGAGAAGCAACTACATTTATCAATAATACCCTTAATGACAAGCTTGGATTAGGATTTCTTGATAAGGGTGTTGGTGGAGAAAGTATACAAGCACCTCCTGGCAGTGTTACTGATTGTAGTACGGCACCATTTAAATGTGGTCCACCAACTGTTGAGTTCTTTGGTGGAGGTGGTGCTGGAGCAGTTGGAGCAGCAGTTGTTGATACCGCTGGTAAGATATTGGGCGTTGATCTAGTATATGGTGGATCAAGTTATACTAGACCACCATTCGTAACGTTCATGGACTCTTGTGGAAGAGGAAACTATGCGAGTGGATACACAAAAATTGATGACAACGGGCAAGTAATTGAAGTTGTGATGGTCAATAATGGATCTGGATACATGAATATTGTTGATGGAACTACTGAGTTTGATGATGATCCGGAAGATATTACTATTCCATTCCCAGTGGAAGAAAGAGTCACTGATTATGTTGTTTGTTTGAAGGAAATAGAAGTTATTTCTACTGGTATTGGATACTTACCAACTGATGAGATTACAATTACTCCAGATATACCAAATCTCAAAGCACGAGTTAAGATGACCGAAGCAGGTCAAATTATAGCGATTGATGTTTTGGAAGAAGCATGTAATTTAACCACCATTCCAGAGATTACAATAAATAGTCTCACTGGTGGTGGACTTCAAGTAAGACCAATTCTTACATTCACAAGAATAGAAGACTTTGATCGTTTGGCAGGTGCTCCAGCTCCACAAGATCTCGTTCGTGTTATTGATTGCGTTTCATAAGATATGGCACATATACCAGAGCATACAGTTACTAATAATCCACACGGTGCCATTATCTTTGGACCAGTGGGAACCGAAAATGATGGTTCTGTACTGAACGTCGCAACAACAAAAGGTCACCACGACCATTATAATAGTAATGGAAATAAAACAAGTATAACTCCAAAGAAGTCTGAAGAATATTGTGGTAGAGATTTCACTGAAGAAAGAAAAGATGGTGAGAATGAAAATATTGCTAAAGCAATCATCTGTGAAAATGGAGATATGATTATCAATTGCCAACAAGGCAATTTAAAAATCATAGCGAAAAACATTTACATTGAAACACTTGGTGATGATACTGATGGTAACTTCATGGTCAGTGCCAATGAAGCTATAACCATGACTGCTGGTGAGCAGATGACTTTGGGTGGTGCTAAAGTTTGTATAACTAGTAGCGACTCCATTAATATGACAGCACAAGGTCTTTTGAATCTTACTTGTACCGATATAAACAAAGTTTCTCCACTTAATCCTATTATTGAAGCTCTTCTACCTGGTCCAATCAAAGAATTAATCACTGGCGTTACTCAATCTTGTAAGTAAATATGGCATTCGATCATTTATCAACATTCACTGTAGATATCTTATCACCCATCGCTGGTGGTGCTTTGCAGTTTCCAAAAGGATTTTGGGAACCAGGATCCTTATCGGTACACAAAGGGCATTTTGGGCAGGGAGCAACGGTTGCCCCCTTTCTTGCTTCTCTAAATGTCGGTCCATCTGTAACTTCACCACTTTCAATCAATACTCTTGGTCTTGAAGTTTTAACTGGAGTAAGAAACGTATTTGGTTCTGATATTAAAATCGGATCGGATCTTAAATTTGGAGCACTTGATGTTTCATACACCGGTGTCAACAACGATATAAACGCAATAAAATCTGCCGTTTCTAGTTCTTGGAGTGCCACCGCACCTATTGTGACAATAAATGGTATTACAATTCTTTTAAATAGTCCCTTGGGTCTTTTAAATGGATTATGGTTGTATAATGGATCGAATATTTGTGCTCCTTGCCCATCAGATCAAACAGCAAAAACAAATGTAGTTAATCTAGAAAGTTCTCTAGATAAAGTACTGAGTTTGAGGGGAGTTTCTTTCGATTGGAACCCAGAAGTTGTTCCAAAGAAAGCAGAAAAACAAAAATCCTCGATTGGTTTGATTGCCCAAGAAGTCGAGAAAATTATACCTGAAGTTGTTGTTACAGAAAAAATTGAAGATAAAGATCTAAAAACAGTTGAATATGAAAATCTAGTTGCCGTTCTGGTTGAGGCAATTAAAGAACAGCAGCAACAGATAGAAGAATTAAAAGAAAGAGTAGCGACCCTAGAGGGAAATAAATAAAGAAAATATTATTCTTGAGTATGGATATCATCTTAAAAAATCAAGTTACTGAAATTCTGGAGAAAGAACAGGATGAACTTGATGGTGTTTATGAAAATCAGAGTACTGTAGGTGTTCCTACATCCATAACAAAGAAAACAGTAACTCAAAATGAATCTGGAAAATGGGAAGAAAACGAAGAAGAATTCGCAGAATTATATCCAGAAAATTCTGGGGATAAGATAGAAGATCAGTATGAAAAGGACGTAATTGTTCTTCAGCAATTTTGTGGAGACTTTGATGATCAAATCGTCTCATGGAATGCCCAAATCAATGCTCTAAAGACTCAGATAGTTGAACTATCTACCGATGCGATAAACAGAAACTGTTGGCCAGGTATTGCTTATAGCACAACAACATCTGGTGGTACTACTAGAAATACTGGAATTAATTCATTAACAGAAAACCTTGGTGGAGATTTTGATCTTAAACAGGATGTTGATAAATTAAAAATATTCCCAACACTGTGGGGTCCAAGTGCTAATTATGGGGCAACAAATCCATTTGATCCAGATAGCACTGTTGATTTAACCTCATCAAACTCTGGATATGGATATGAAAATGTAATCACCAATGATGGTGGTTCAACAACCGTAGGAACGGCAAGAACAGTTTCTGGTACTTCTGGGGATCATGCGGGTCCAAGAAATGTGGGAACCTTCCGCGCATATGCTGGTGTTGGTGTTGCTCCTGATGCTTCGGATATTTCATTAATTGGAGTTGATGGTCAAAATCATTGTGTATCCATTGCTTCTTCTATTGCTTCTCTTGAGGATCAAATCGCATCATTGAGATCACAAAGAGATGCTGCCGTAAGTAGAAGTGATTTAAATTCTGTAAAAATCAAGAAAAGAGAAAAAGAATTACAAAATTGGGGTGCAAAGAACACAAGGAAGAAGGTCGAAGATCAAAAAACCAAGAACAGTGCCACTGTTTCTGCTGTCACCAACCTAACCACTTGACACCCCACCGCAGATGCCCTATAATATGTGGGTAATCAACGGAACACCATGAGCAACACTGAATGCGTCCAAGGCATCGTGATCGACGTTTGCACCCGCTCTTTCCTTCTCCTGAGCGATGAGGGTAATGAAAAGATGGTAAATTGCGATACCGTCCAGGAATTTATGAACGTTCTGGAAGTGGTAACTGCTAATCTTTCGGAAGATCAAATTGAGTATGCGGATCTGGCAATTCAGGGTGAGGAATACTGATAAATATCAGATCTATGGAAGTTTACACAGTGAAAGAATGGGAAGATAACTTTGATGCTCTCCTAGAACGTGTAGAAAACGGAGAGCGCATTGGTGTCATAGACGAAGAAGGAAGAGCAGCAGTTATGATGCCTTATGATGATGAACTTCTCCGAATATACACGGAGAACAATAACGAAGCATCGTAGTTCATCATCTGGGAGTATAGCTTAATGGTTAGAGCGCCCTGCTTATAACGGGGTAGTCTGGGTTCAACTCCCAGTACTCCTATTAGTGTAGATGTGATGTAAGGAAACACACCTCTATGAGGGTATGCAGGTATCAAATCCTGTCTTCTACACTATCTGCTCCTTTAGCAATCTGGTGAATGCAGCGAACTCATAATTCGCCTGAGGCGTGTTCGATCCACGCAAGGAGCACCTAAGGGACGGTGGCGGAAGTGGTAGACGCACCAGACTTAAAATCTGTTGGGAGTATTCCCGTGGGGGTTCAAGTCCCCCTCGTCCTATAAAAAATAAATAAGACAAAAGCATCCGCTATGTCTTATAAGATTGACACTGCATACTGCTGGTATTTGGACCACAGTATGATAGTAAAGATGTATTTTATCAATCAAGTTCCATTTACTTTTGATGAACTTCCAGATGGGCACTTGGAAGATGAAGAATTAGTAGAACTTGCAAATAAAGAAACCTCATTTGAACCAGAAGACTTATACAGGAGTTCTTTTTATCTCATAGATGAAGAAGTACATCCTTGTTTGTTCCCTGTTGATTTAGAAAATCCAGAAGATATGCCTGAGGATGAAGTATATTATCACGATGAGGAAGATTTAATGGGTTGATAAATAAAACATAGAAATATTTTGGCGATTATAATCCAATGCCTCTCAATAAGCTAGAGAACTTTATTAAGAGTACTGAAGGGAGAATACTCTACGTTAATCCCAACGATATTAACTCAAGTGATGATGTAACCAATCAAGGTAATTCACTCACAAAACCTTTCAAAACGATCCAAAGGGCGCTGATTGAGTCGGCAAGGTTCTCATATTTGAGAGGTAGTAATAACGATATTGTTGAGAAGACAACTATTCTTCTCATGCCAGGAGAGCACGTAGTTGATAACCGTCCTGGATTTGCAATCAAAACAGTCACTGGAACTGCAACGGCAGTATCTCCATCAGGTGCAGAGACTGCGGCACAAACTACACTCTCTCTAACTTTAGAGTCGGTATTCGATTTAACACAGAACGATAATATTCTTTATAAGTTTAACAGTATTAATGGTGGTGTTGTTGTACCTAGAGGTACTTCTATTGTTGGTCTGGATCTAAGAAAGACAAAGATTAGACCTAAGTATGTTCCAAACCCAACAGATGGTGATGTAGATCAATCAGCAATCTTTAGAGTTACTGGTGCTTGTTACTTCTGGCAGTTCTCCATCTTTGATGGTAGAGAAGATGGTGTTGTTTATACAGACCCTGTAGATTTCTCTGCAAACAATCAATCTAAACCAACATTCTCTCACCACAAACTCACATGTTTTGAGTATGCTGATGGTGTAAATATTCCTTCTGGATATGATCTAACTGATCTCCAGATGTACTATAGCAAACTATCAAATGCCTTTAACTTGGCATCTGGTAGAGATGTGGATCAAAAATATCCTGATGAACCACTAGGTTTCTATCCACAGAGACCAGAATGGGAAATTGTTGGAGCATTTGCAGCAGATCCAATTAGCATTTCTTCAGTTATTTCTGGAGATGGATTTACTCCAAGTTCTGTTATTACAGTTACTACTTCAACAGAGCACGGTCTAACAGCAGATACTCCCATTAAGATTAAAGGAGTTGCTGAGGCAGATTATAACGTTTCTGGAAAGGTTCAGGCAGTTCTAAGCGAAACACAATTTACTTATTCTATTCCTTTTGTAAGAGCAAACCTACCAGCATCTCCTAGCGTATCTTCAGCAACGGTTACTATTGAAACAGACACAGTTTCTGGTGCATCACCTTACATCTTTAATATTTCTTTGAGATCTGTATGGGGTATGCAGGGTATGCACGCCGATGGTGCGAAAGCATCTGGTTTCCGCTCCATGGTTGTTGCTCAGTTCACCGCTGTTTCCCTACAGAAGGATGATAGAGCATTTGTAAAGTATAATCAGTCATCAAGAGTATATGACTCGATTGCTATCACTAAGCAAACTGGTTCTACTCTTTCTACTCAATCATCATCAACAAATCCAGATACAGTTTATCACCTAGATCCTGATGCGATCTATAGAAGTGGTTGGGAAACCAGTCACATTAAGATGTCAAATGATGCGTTTGTGCAGATTGTTTCTGTGTTCGCAATTGGATTTACTTTCCACTTTGATATTAGAAGCGGTGGTGATGCTTCTATTACTAACTCCAACTCTAACTTTGGTCAGCACTCTCTACATGCTGAAGGATTTAGAAAGGAAGCATTCAATAAAGATACTCATGGTTACATAACCAATATTATTACACCAAGAGCAATTACAGCATCACAGGAACAAATTGATTGGGTTTCTATTGATGTTGGATTAACAACCCAGATTGGAATTTCAAGTCACCTATATCTATTTGGATATGATAATGCAGATGTCTATCCACCAAGTATTACTCAAGGATATAGAATTGGTTCAAGACTAAATGATCAACTACATGTTGTTGCTGGTGCTGGAACTAGCGTAGCACCAATTAGAATGGCAGATAATGCTGTTGGATCTAGTTCAACAGTTGCATATGGATCAGTAACATCTGAAAAATCACACAAAGTTTTCAGTGGTCCAAGTTCCAATATTCTCGATATTGTTTCCCATAACATACAAACTGGAGAAACAATTCGAATTATAAGTGACTCTGGAGATCTACCAGAAAATTTAGAACCAAATAAAATTTACTATGCAATTAGAGTCTCCACATCAGAGATTAAGGTTGCAGCAACTAAAGCAAATGCTGAAAATAATTTACCAATTACAATTTATGGTGGTACAGAACTTCGCGTAGAAAGTAGAGTATCTGATAAAAATCCTGGAGATATTGGTCATCCAATACAATGGGATACTGTGTATTCTAATTGGTTCGTCCTTTCCGATCAAGATAACGAAATTTATAGAATTCTAAATTCTGAAGGTGTTGCTGGTATTGGAGTAAGATCGAATGATACTTACGTTCTTAGAATTGATGATGAGAGAAGTTTAGACGAGAAAATTTTCAAAGTTCGTTATGTTGTTCCTAAAGATGTTCCAAGTGCCAAAGATCCTGGAGAAGGATTTATTATCCAAGAAACAAGTACAACTGGCGCAAGATCTGACTCTGATTTTACGCTAACTTCAATTACTTCAGCAGATTACGATTATAATAGAAACCCAAGATTTATTTCAACATGTACTGTTGCATTATCTACAGTTACAGTAATTGCAGATTTACCACACAATCTTAATGTTGGTGACCAAGTAGTTATTAAGAACGTAACCAGTACAACTAACGCATCTGCTGCAGATAATGTTGGATTTAATGGAACTTTCGAAGTTACAGCAGTTTCAAATGCTAACACATTCTCTTATAGTTCAACGGATGTAAATGGTATTGTTCACAGTCTAGGAACCTATACCAATGACACTCATGTAAGATCAACATCTCTACCAAGATTTGAAAGAAATGATCTTAAAAAGAACCTCTATATTTACAGAAAAGAGTTAATTACTCCGTATATTAATGGGGTACAGGATGGTGTATATCATCTATACATTACAAATTCGGATAATTCACTTTTAACCGAATTTAGTTCCTACAAATATAGTCAACAGATTGAAGATCTTTATCCACAATTAGATAAAGATAATGAAAATGATAGTCCTTCTTCCGCAGTTTCATTCGCTAGTAGATCTCCTATTGGTGAGGTCGTTACAAATGATCTTAAGAGAAGTATTACAAGAGAAAGTGTAGACGTAACTCTCAAGTCGTTTGGTAAAGGTTTAGAAGTTACTGGTGTTACCACCTCTTCCGGTATTTCTACAATTACATTTGATAGAGAACATAGTTTCTCTGGTATTGTAACTTACAGTAATTTTGCTGGAGGAAATGGATATAATGATGGAACTTTCTATAATGTTAAACTATTCAATAATGGAACATCCACTTGGGATGGTGCAACTGCCAAAGTTACAATCTCTGGAGGATCCATTCAAACTGTTGATATTATCTCTGGTGGTTCTGGATATACTAGCGGTGAAGAATTGGATTTTGACACTGCGACTATTGGGGTTGGTGCAGGTGCGGGTTTAACAGTTACTTCATCTGGAATATCAACCAATATTGGTGATGTTGTTCAATTAACTGGTATTGGAACAACTAGCGACGGATACTATAGAATTGCATCTATTCCTTCCAAGAACCAAATTGCTGTTGGTCACACTGGTGGAGATCCTGTAATCATTACTGGTTCTTATGCACTACCACTTGGTCCTTCAGTAAAAGTTTCTTCAGTAACAACATACGACTCGGTAACTGGTATTTCGACAATTACATGTTCTGGTGCTCACGGTCTCTTTGCTGGAAATAGATTTAGATTTATTGATAGCAGTAACAACAATCTTGGCGATTATCTTGTTAAAGAAAGAGTTGGTGTTAATACATTCACAATTCACACTGGATCATCAGTTGGATCTGCAGAGTATATCTTAAGACATGGTATTTCTGCCAACGATGCAATTTCAGACTCATCGAATGAAAATCTTGGAACTAGAAGCATTACTTTCTATGGTAATGACTACTTAACTTTGTCTGGTGATATTACAGCAGCAGGTACTGCTCTCGCCGTTTCTTTACCATCTTCGGGTATTGGAACTCTGGCAAGATTCCCACTTGGATCACATATTCAAGTTGGTGCTGAGATTATGCGTATTGTTAGCAGCACCTTAAGTGGATCTGGTAATGATGAAATTACAGTTATTCGTGGTGCTCTTGGGACGGTCGTTACTGAGCATAAAGCAGGGACATTGATCAAAAAAATCAAACCAATCCCAACTGAAGTTAGAAGACCTTCTATTGCACGTGCTTCTGGACATACGTTCGAATACCTAGGATTTGGACCTGGTAACTATTCAACTGGTTTACCACAAGTTCAAGTTAAATCTCTTAATGAAAGAGAAGTGTTCCTGGCACAATCTCAAGAGAAAGCAGGTGGTATCATTGTTTACACTGGTATGAACAATGACGGTGACTTCTACATTGGTAACAAGAGAGTTAGTTCTGCAACTGGTCAGGAAAGAACTTTTGATGCTCCAATTCCTACAACAACTGGACAAGAAACAAGTATTCTAAGTGCTGTATTTGATGAAATAGTTGTCAAAGAAAGACTCAAGGTTGAAGGTGGTAACTCAGGAACAGTTCTTTCGCAGTTTGATGGACCAGTTACATTTAATGGGGAAACTAAATTTAATGATGTTCTCAAACTCAATAGCGCATTTACATCATCTGGTCAACTTACGGTCACAAATACAACACAATCAACTTCTAAGGATACTGGAGCACTGATTGTTGATGGTGGCGTTGGCATAGAGAAAAATCTTTATGTTGGAGCAGCATCATCTATATCAGATGATCTTTATGTTGGTAGAAATGCAGAGATTGTCGGTGTTACAACAACTCAGGGAACAGTTAAAATCCAAGATACCACTGGTAATACTCTTGGAGATGTAAACACTGGATCCCTTCAAATTGATGGTGGTGCTGGTATTGCAGAAAACTTAACTGTTGGTGGTGCTACTTCAATCACTGGAGATCTTCGAGTTAAAGGTAATATTATTGTTGAAGGAACTGGACTATTCCCAATCGGTTCTATCATTCTTTGGTATGGTGCTGTAGGAGCTATTCCATCTGGATGGTCACTCTGTAATGGACAAACAGTTGGAGCATATACAACACCAGATTTAAGAGAAAGATTTGTTGTTGGTGCTGGTGGTGATAACTCAACAGTTAGTGGAACCACTGGATACGCAGTAAATGACACTGGCGGTTCTAACACAGTTACGCTCAGTACGCCTGAGATGCCAGCACACACTCATACGGCAACTGATTCTGGTCACTCACACCAATATTCGAGAGGAAACTCTCCTGGTCCTGGACAAGACCAACCTGGATCTGGATCTGGTGATGCTGTTAATTATAGCAATCAAAATACTGGTACTGGATATGCAAACATCTCCGTTGGTACTGCTGGTGGATCTGGTGGAGTCACTCAGGCGCATGAAAATAGACCTCCATATTATGCTCTCTGCTATATCATGAGAACTTCATAAATAACTAAAAACCATATAAGATGGCAAATTTTAGGAAGTCGTTTAACTTTCGTAATGGTGTTCAGGTAGATGAAGATAACTTTATAGTAAACTCTGCTGGATTGGTGGGAATTGGAACATCCGTTCCCACCGAGTTCCTTGATGTAAGAGGATCTTTAAAAGTTGTTGGTATTGCAACCATCCAAGATGCTTTTATTGGTGTAGGAACTGTTACTGAAAAACTAGAGGTTGGAATTACTTCCTTCAGTTCTGGTATTATTACTGCCAAATCTGGTATTGTCACTTATTATGGTGATGCGAGATATTTACAGGGAATGCCCACTTCTCAGTGGGTTGATATTGATGTAGGACTGGGATATACAAGTATATACGCTGCTGGAAATGTTGGAGTGGGTACAGTAGACCCAAGATTTACCTTCCAAGTCGGTGGAAATAATGACGTTTTAAACTTCTCTCGTGGTGTTGCTATTAGTGATGTAGGAGATGTAAGAATTGCTGGTATTGCTACTATCACCAAAATTTATGGATATGGTATTGGTGTTACTGGTTTAAATGCTACTGATGCTATAGCAACAGGAACACTTGATAATGATAGACTTCCTTCCAATATTAATAAACCAACAGGTATTGTTACAGCATCTAGTTTTCTGGGTGATTTAACTGGAAATGCCGATACTGCTAGTGATCTCTTATCAACGGCAAATATCAGTATTGTAGGATCTAACGTTGGTTATTCTACTGCTGGTATTTCAACGGTATACAACACTCTGAGAGTTGTTGATGGGGCAAAACTCGCTGTTGGAGATCAAGATCCACAAGCAGATATTGAAGTTAGAAGCGCAGGTATTTCCTCTATTCAAGTTGTCAGTACAACCCAAGAAGCAAGACTAATACTTGGAAAATCTATTACTGGAGCAGCTTCTAGTTATGGATATATTCAATTTGGTAATACAAATGGTTCTTACTTAGCAAGTAATAGTAAATCATTAGATATTGTAAACTATGATACTGGAAGTGTCAATACTTATCTACATCTTGGTGATGCTGGTATTAATACTGGCAGATGGGGATGGATTTATGGTCAAACCCTATTTGAAGCAATGTCACTCACATATGATGGTAAGTTGGGCATTGGTAAAACAAATCCAGATGAAACCTTACACGTTGTAGGAACATCTACGGTAACTGGAAATACATATTTTGGTGGAAATGTCGAAATAGTTGGTAATATCAGTCCAAGTACTCTAAATGTAAGTGGAACTTCTATCTTCAGTGGTAGAGTAGGTATTATAACAGATAGTGTAACGAATGACCTACAAGTTGGTAATCCAGCATCAGTTGGTGTTGGAATTAATTCAACAGGAACGGTTGTAGCATCACAATCAGTAACAGCACCTTTTGTATCAGCAAATTACATTGATGTAAATGCCAATATTGAATTGGGATCTGCAGGAGTTGTTACGTGTACAACGGTTAGATGTTCTCAAATAAGTAATGGTTCAAATCTACTTCAGTTCTTTGTTTCTGGTGGAAATCTAATTCTTACAGTTCCTGGAGTTGGATCTACAACATTAGCACTTGCATAATACTTGACAAACCCCTAAAATACCACTAGAATACCTTTGTTGAGGTTGAAGAGACAGCTCTACTTACATTATGAATGCTCTAATGGAGTGTATTAAGGAAGTCGATCCTTTTTACAGTGACCCGATTAGTGAAGAAAAGAACGGAATATATTTTCATCAACAACCATCCATCAAAGAACTCATTGAACTCAATCGACGACCAGTGTGTGCCTATGTGGGACAGACTGATCCCTCTCGTGGTCTGAGTAGATTTAAGGACGGAGATTATTCAAAACTTCCAGAAAAGGTTGTTCCGGATCTATTTTTAAAAGTTCATAAGGAATTGTCGGACCACTATATCCGATCAAGTTTATACTCCTATGGTTGTAGGAAGACAGAACTTGGTGGTTCTCCAGAGGTTGTTGTTGCTCCTTTGTGGATTAAAACTTATTCTGAGTTTCTTTCTTTTCTTCGAGAAAAAGTAATTGACCTTAGTGATAAATTTTATGAGCAAGAAAGAGTGTATGGATACACTCCAGAGTCTCATGCCAAGAAGATTAAAGAGAAGAACCCAGAGGCAGTTAGGGCTCCTAAACTACATTTGGTTTGTGAAATCGTTGATAAGTTGAAATTAGCATCAAAAGATGCTATGATATATGTACCAATGGACTCTTTTGGTCATTTTTGTATCACTTTGTCAAACCTTGGATATACAAATATCTACACAGACAAAGATTATGATATGAATATTGGGATGGGATATATACCAGATACAGTAAAGTTCATCACTGAGGAAGAATACAACAATATGGATTTTGATGCTACTATTGGCAATCCTCCTTACGGAAAAGGTGGTAGATTGGCATTAAAGTTTTTGAACAATGCCGCTGATCGAGTTCGCGCAAAGAATGGGCAAATTATTCTTGTTCTTCCCAAATCTGTGAAGCAAGGTTCTGCCAACTACAATAAAATCAATCGTGATCTTGAATTGGTATCTAACAATGATTGTGCCGATAATGATTTTGCTGCTAGTATCGATGCCTGTATTCAAGAGTGGAAGATTGGTGAAAAACAACGAGAACTAGATCCTGAGTATAGAGAACATCCTCATATTGAGTTCCTCAAGTATGAGCAGCGTTATGACGCTGACATCTTTGTTGGTGGAGATGGTGGTGGTGCTTCTGGCAAAGTATTCCTTCCTGGTGAGAAAAATGAGGGTGGTAAAGAGTGGACTGATTATGAGAAATCTTCCTCTCACAACTACATCCGCATTCGTCCAGATGAAAATACTACCAAGGAGCAAATCCTGAACAATATTATTGCCATGGGTCAGAACGGCGATAATACTTTCCGTAAGACTTCAATGGAAACTACTAATGGTATTCCACACCTTGGTAAGACAAAACTGATCACTCTTTATACCAAGAGGTATGGTAATGGGCACTGATAAGAACAAACATAATAAGAAAACTGGATCAAATATTGAGCGTTCGGATGAAAGAATTGCCGAGACTCAAGAAGTATTCACACCAATGGAGATGTGTGAAGAGATGGTTCAGATGATTGATATTGAGAAGAGAAAGAACCCAAACTCTAAGTTTTTGGACAACTCTGCTGGTTCTGGTAACTTTATCCTTGCTCTGAAGAATGAATTGCTTAAGTATCACTCAGAGGAGCACGTTCTAAACAACATGCTTTATGCCGTTGAGTTGATGGAAGATAATCATAAAGAAATGTGTGAAAGAGTGGGTGTCCCTGTTGACCATCCACATTATGTGTGCCATGATGCTCTCACATATGATTATGGTTTTGGATCTACTATTGGATTAGAAGATCATGGTTTGGGTAAGATGCCGAAACCTAAAAAATATACTCCTCCACCACGAAACGATGATCCCAGCGAAGCACGGTTGCCCTTGGATTGACATTTATCCTCTTTCCTCCTATAATAGAGACGTCCACAACACATATGCAAATGGCAACTACTATAAAAATTACAAACCGAGATCGAGCAGAATGGTCAGTCGATCAACTCTTAGATTTTTCCATTAAGAGCATCGATGCGCGATTTTGCCCAGGATATGCTATAAAAAATCCTGATCTGGTTGGTACTGTTTTAAAACTAACATCCGAGACTCTAAATCAATATGATAGAGAGGATCAATTAGAAGAATTAGAAAAAGTGGGAGATGTGACAGAAAAACCTCTCATTTCTGTAAAGCAGAAACGTCCTTCTTTCAAGTTTGCTACATATAAAATTCCTGTAGGGGCAGAACTTGTATCCACCTTGAACCCACATATTAAGTGTACTGTTGCTGATGGTGGTAATAGTGTCATTTACAATGGGGATAAGACTAGCATGAGTGCTATTGTCAATAGTCTTAAAGGTGGTTCTAACCGTGGTCCAAAGTATTGGACTTACAAAGGCAAACTTCTTTCTGACCTACACGATAACAACTGACAACCAGTTCACAGACCGTCCACTGGGTTTCCTGGTGGGCGGTTTTCTGCTATAATAGTCCCATACGCGATGAGATCTGTGATGCAACTCCGTCCCCACCAGCAAGATGCTCTGACCGCTATGCTGGCGCACGACAAAGGACAGGTCATCATCCCCACGGGTGGTGGTAAGACCATGTGTATGATCAAGGACTCTCTTGATTATCTGGATGCCTGCGATCGTGGTATCGTGATTGTGGTTGCTCCTCGTATTCTGCTTGCCGAGCAACTCTCTGCTGAGTTCCTTGAGTTTCACACTGATGTTGCTGTGATGCACGTTCACAGTGGTGAGACTCATCACTTCAGTAGCACTCGCCCTGCTATTATTCGTAACTGGAGTCAGCAAGCATACCGCAAGCAACTGATCTTCACTACCTATCATTCTCTGCCCCGCCTTCAAGAGGCAGGCATCAATGTTGATTGCATTTACTTCGATGAAGCGCACAACTCAGTTCAGCGTAACTTCTTTCCTGCTACGGAGCACTTCTCTGCTAGCACTAACCGCTGCTATTTCTTCACTGCTACTCCTAAGCATTCTCTCACTGTTTCCAAACCTGGGATGAATGATGTTGCCGTTTATGGTAACGTGATCTGCAACGTTCCTGCTCCCAAACTTGTGGAAGAGGGTTACATTCTTCCTCCCAAGGTTGTTGTCAAG